ACCTCAAGGTCAAGGGATTTTGCCGTAGTTCTCAGAATGTATTTCCTTCCCTCAATCCCAGTGATCTGGAAATCAATCGGGTTGGCGGTCGTTCTGGCGAACTCATTCAGTCTGACTGCCTGCTGTTCCTTGGCAAGAAGGGCCGAAGATCCGGTCGCCTTAACCTTTAGATCTCCCACAAAGGCGGCAAATTCCTTTTCCCTGAGATTGGAATAAAACTGTCTCTCAATGGAAGTAACGATAATGTCATTGTCAATGTTCTTGATGACAGCCTTAATTCCACGGTTGGCCGCAGACATGAACATAGAGAACCCGGAGGCCGTGTTACCTGCACCGCCCACATTCGGATCCCCGTGTGAGTATGCGGGTATCCCACTGTGTTCATCAGCTATCTTGGAAAACTTGTCATAGACGACGATGAGGTTCTGGACGACGAGGGGCGGGGAATAGAAAGTAAGTGCTGGCGCGTTATTCATGGACATCTGATCGTTGGTCACATCCCACGTTTTCCAAGGGTAGATCTGCTTGTTCTCCCCCTCGGGGATTCGGTCGATGTTTCGTTCGACCTGGGGGCCGGACGCGATACCCACATTATTCAGGATCGCCCGGGCGGTCGCATTACAGACCTGCTGGCAGTCGGCTATCAGTTCGGGAACTCCCTTGCCCCAGAAGGCTCCTGGTTCTTTGACGAAGGCCGTCTTGGAATAGGGTTTCTCGCCCATGGGGTCTTCATTCGGGACCCCCTGAATGATATGCCTCCCGATCATACTGGCGCAAATATGGTAGTCGATGTCATCATCCGTTACGAGTTCTCCCAGTTTCCCGCCCCATTCCTTCAGAATGGACCCTGGGACTGGTCCCCAAAACTGTAGGCAGTCGATCTTTGAGGTGTCGTAAGGATCTGTGTCCCGGTTCTCCAGGACTTCTTTATCGCTGTCGATAGTCGTCCATTCTCGGAGGCCTCCGGATTTGTATTCCTTGAGGACTTCGCGGATTTCGTTATGGTTGAATCCATCTTCCTCGGGCATGGATAAAAGAGAGGAGATTTGGTCTCTCCTGAGCGAGATTCGTTCAATCAGGTATCCGTCGTTGATATCCGTAGAGTCCTTGGAAGGAAAGATATCGAATGGGGAAACACGGTCGTACTGATCGATCTTCCGTTCTTCTACCTTCAGACGCAGGGTTCCCTGCTCATTGACTACCCGCTTTATTTTCTCTTTTCTTTTGACTGGTCCCTTGATGAATCCGGCTTTGAGGGCGATGATGTCGGGAATGATTTTGTCAAGAGCCTTATAGTACCCCCCCTCTAAAAGCTGGTCCTCAATCTGGCGTTCCATCTTGTCGGCTTTCTCTTTGGCATGTTCCTCGAAAATCTTATTTATCTGGCCATCGATCTTATCCTTATTATCGAACAGAAACATGGCGATGGCTTCGGGACTTGGCGGCATTCCCTGCATCTGCATCCGCATCGCCATCTGTTGAGAGGCTTCCTGAAGGAAGGTTTCACGCAGTTGATCCTCGATCTCTTTGGGAAGTTCTGGAACGGGGGTAGGCTCGATATCCCACGGTTTGAGTCCTGGCTGGAAGATTATGTCCTTGACCCACGCCTCTCCAGAAATACATTTGGCACTGGTGATCATCATGAAGACTTCGGCTCCGAGAGCGACCGCCTTGATCTTGGCGAGTTTTCCCGCGTCGTACTCTCCGGCCTTCTGCCTCATGTTTTCGATCATCTGGTCTGAGACGGTTTGCTTTGCCTCTACTGCCCGAGTCCATGCGGTCCGGATAAAGGCGGCAAGACTGGTCATCGCCCGTTCTTCGTCAACGGGTATGGCTGCCGCCGCCTTTTCCTCTGTGAGCAGTTGTTCGTTGCTTTTGGTCAGAATAAGACCTGCCATTTTCTTCCCCTCTAACTATCCCCGTTACGTCCATGCCGCTGTCGGCGGAGCCGGTTCGTGCCCGGCTATTCCCCTCTGATTTATACTTCGCCTGACTTTCAATCCCGTTTCCAAAAGCATACAGGCATATTGAAGTGCATCGTGGCAATTTAAAACTAAAATGCCGTCTGCGTAATAACAATGGTATTTATCGATAGTAAGATTAAAGACTGGCTTTCGTTCTACTTTGGGACTTACCCGAACAACGTGAGGAGCATGTTTTGGAAGGATTATATTTGTTTGTTTTAAAAACATTGCCGCAAATCTGGCAGCGTTTTTTAACGTTGTCATCACCCCGTTGTCGTCTTGCTTTTGACTGGCAATTCGGTGAACACCACCTACTTCTCGTTGGAAAGTAACTTTGGTATTCTTTTCCACAAAGTTCACATGTTTTTTTATAAAGAGGTTTTGTGACCCATAATTTCTTTGCGATTCTCTTGTGGAATTTTCTTCCCTTTGAAGATCGATGCCAAACCTTCGCTTTCTCTCTTGCGGCAACAATTCCTTTTCTACATTGTGGATATTTTTTCTGATTATTTTTTCCGTGCCAAGAAAAATGGTCTCTGGATTTTTTGAGTTCAAGGTTTGAAAATTTGTTATTGAATGGATTTTCATCCTTGTGGTGGATAGTAAACCCCTTAGGAATTTTCCTGCCTGCATAAAATTCCCAAACCGCCCTGTGGAGGTTTGATGGATTTTTTCCCCATCCTGATCTATAATATTTTCCATCGAGTTTGTAATTAAACCCATTGAACCTAATAATTTCTGGATGTTCCATTTAACGAGACCTCCCAAAGAAATGCTTTCCAATATGTCATTATACTGCAAAGCATTCGCCTTGACAAGTCCTCTTTTAGTAAAGATTTTATGGTCTGGTGTGCATTCTATTTTGGTGCCATTTGAAATCTCTACTTCAACAAGTTCGGCATCTTCCCTCGTCATCCATGATCTCAGAACGCGCCTTAACCCAAATGGGGTAAATACCTTTTCTCCTTCCAATATTTGCCCAATCGGTTTTTTCCCTTTTTCGGTAAGAATCATTGTCGTACCAACAAAACAATGACTTTCGATAGTCTTTTCCGGCTGGTCTTTATAGCTTTCGTGGCCTACAACCAGAATCCTACTCATCATGTAGGCGCCATTGAAGCCCTTGATGAGATTTTCGCAATTCGGGGATACCTGAAAAGCTGATTTCTGGGTCTTTACCCCCGTTTTTTCGTCGGTTTCGAAGTAGGGTTTGGTCAACCAGGAGTCCACGGCTGGAAGTCTGGCACCATATTGGTTTGACCTTGCCGGAATTGCTGACAATCCATTATTTTTGAGGTCTAAAAATGCGTTTCTTTCGTTCGAATCATTCCTTTTTACCCCGGATGGGTCGCCGGTGATGTACCATTCCATCCCCATATACTTCGAATTGAGTTGGGGTAGTACAATCTCCTGTAAAAAACGCGGTACAGTGATGTCTACCCCCGTCCAGGCGTCTAAAACATTGAGTCTGGGGCCGGATGGGATCTGTTGGATAACCACACAGGCTGGATATCGGGCAAAATCGAACCCGATGACGATTGGAAGATGCCTTATGACCTCAATAATTCTCGGTGCAACGTGGTGAGCCGGACTCCAGTTCGGGTAAACGGGTTTCCCGTCGGATACAAACCCATATTCTCCCTCGACATAAACCCGGATGAAGTCGTTGGACTTCCCGAGCATAAGATTTTCATAATAACCTTTTTCAAGATTGGGAATGTTTTCGGCATCCCGAGACAAACCTGAAGGCTGGTGAAAAATTTCTGTTTTTGGAGTACCGTCAAGGTATCTTGGCTTTTCCTTTTCGAAAACACGGTAAAACCAATGATCCGTGTCGGGAGGGTTAGTATCTGCAAACATCCCTTTCCATGTACATCCCCCATCATCTATAGGAGGAAACCGACCCACCCTTCCATCCATGGCATCCCAGATCATTCTGGCGATTTCCCTGACCTCATTGAACCACGCGAAAGTAAGTTCGAGCGAAAGAAGGTTTCTGACGTTATCAGGTCGATCAAGAGCTCGGAAGAGGACTTCGATCTGCATCGGCCCACCATCT